AACGCATACAGTTCATCTGCACCTGACGATATGGTTCGCTACGACCCAGACCTCGAAGGCAGAAAGGTTGCTGTCGCCAGCATCCCACTGGCAGACTTGACAAGTCTTGTCGCGGGTAGATTGTTTAACGTTAAAGATTATGTCACTATCACGCCGACTACGGCGTTCACCAACGGCCGCTTAGTAAGGCGCCTTACTCGCGACGACACTGTAACTGCGGGCGAGTTGCTCATATGCTGCGCAGCAACGGGTACGGAGACAACAAATTTGTTGGCCGGAGAAATCAACGGGGCACTCAATTTGTCCTTCGTTATCGATGATAATCTTGAATCAGGCGGCGCGCTTGGTGCAGTTGTTGGTGACGAAATCTGGGGCTTGGAAAACCAAGCATCAATTCCAGAAATCGACATCAAGGTCGACTCTGTGGCAGTTACTGCCAAGACCAAGAAGCTTAAGGCTAAATGGACACCAGAATTGGCCCAAGACTTGAATGCATACCACAACTTGGATGCCGAAGTCGAATTAACCAGTGTTCTTTCAGAGCACATCGCGCTCGAACTCGACCAAGAAATCTTGGAAGACCTTGTAAAAGGCGCAACCGCAGGCAGACGCTATTGGTCTCGCCTTCCGGGCAAGTTCGTTAACCGCGAAACCGGAGTACCTCTTACCTCCACAACGGCATTCCCAGATTTCACTGGTAATGTTTCAGAGTGGTATGAGACTCTCGCAGAAACCATCAATGATGTTTCAGCACAAATCCACCGCAAGACACTTCGCGGAGGCGCTAACTTCATCGTGTGTTCACCTGAAGTTGCAAACCTTCTTGAGTTTACGGCTGGATTCCGTGGTTCTGTTACTGCAGATGATGATCGTGGACAAGTTGGGGCAGTCAAGGTTGGCTCTCTGAGTAAGAAGTTTGACGTATTCGTTGATCCTTACTTCCCAAGAAACGTTGTTCTTTGTGGTCGCAAAGGAAGCTCCTTCCTTGAAAGCGGATATGTGTATGCACCATATGTGCCTCTGCAGATGACACCTACCATTTTTGGTACAGAGGACTTTGTGCCTCGTAAGGGCGTCATGACCCGTTACGCCAAGAAAATGGTTCGTCCTGATATGTACGGACTGGTTATTGTTGAAGATTTGATCGCTTAATCTAAAAATAACACATCGAAAGAAGCCCCTCTACAATTTTGTAGAGGGGTTTTGTGTTTGTAGAAACTACTTAATGCTAGGGAGGGATTTTTAATATGGCATTCCCCACTTTAACGCCAGCCAGTCAAATGAGCAAATCAATCTTGCCGCCCACTGGTACTATAGCCGCCGTCGCAACATCGCTGCCATTGTACATTTATTCTACCTCAACGGAGTTTCTATCGGGAGCAGCAGAACAAGTAGCTTTCACTTACAGGAAATTGGGAGGGGATGTCCTCGACATCGAACTCAAGGCAGATAATGTTTACGCCAATTACCAAGAGGCATGCCTCGAATATAGTTATATATTGAATCTCCATCAATCTAAAAACGTCCTTGGGGATGTTCTGGGTCAAGCAACCGGCACTTTCGACCATGAGGGCGAAAGGCTCACAGGTCCCGAAAATGTAAATCTTAAATTCCCCAGGGTCATGTTCGAGTATGCTCGCAGAGTTTCAGATAATTATTCATTTAATTCGGACATCGGCGGAACAATTCCCATTTATTCAGCTTCCTTTGCTCTCAAAGAAGCAATTCAAGACTATGACCTTCAGGCGATTATTTCTGGTTCCTCGGCGACTGGAGTTGACCCAGCCACCGGCGCCTCAATGGAATATGCGGGCATTGTCGGCGATAAACGAATCATCATTAAGAAGGTGTATTATAAATCTCCCCAGGCAATGTGGAGATTCTTTGGTTATTTTGGAGGATTGAACGTTGTTGGTAACTTAAATTATTATGGACAATATACTGATGATTCTACTTTTGAATTAATTCCTACATGGCAGAATAAGCTTCAAGCAATGGCCTTCGAAGACCACATTTATACTAGATTATCTCAATATTCGTATGAAATACAAGATAATAAATTAAGAATATTCCCCGCGCCAGCCCTCCTAAACGTATACAAATATATGTGGGTGGATTTTTCAGTTCTACCCGCCGCATGGGAGAAAAACTCAAGTTATGATGATGGTACCGATGGGATTAATAACCTCAACACTATTCCGTTCGATAATTTACCTTATGATAATATTAATGCAATAGGCAAACAGTGGATTCGACGTTTTGCCCTAGCGCTCTCAAAAGAAACGCTAGGCCAAATTCGCGGTAAGTTCCAATCGATTCCTATTCCGGGCGAATCAGTCAATCTTAATGCGAGCGAACTATTGAGCCAGTCCAAGGAAGAGCAAGAGAAGCTACGAGAAGAGCTGAAGACGATTTTGGACGAACTTACTTATACTGAAATCGCCAAGGCAGATGCAGAAAAATCAGACGCAGTGGAAAATGTTCAAAAGCGCGTACCCACTGTGATTTTCCAGGGGTAAATTATGAGCAGCAGAAAGGATAAAAACAGCGGATTTCGCCCATACTACAAAGATAAGAAAACTCCAGCATCGACTCCGGCTTTAAAAGAAATTGAATTCATGCCTTCGACCATCGAGACAATTGATTATGCACTTCACGACTGGCTTAACGACGAATTGAATATCTTTGCGAGCACCAACGAAGGGTGGAAAAAGGTCCCTCTGGTTTGGTCAATGCCCGAGCGTTCTTTCCAGATAAAAGAAAATAAGGATCTCAGAAGCAAAGACATTTTCATCCTTCCGGCTATCAGTATTGAGAGGATGTCGATGGAGAAGGACCCTAGTTTCAAGGGCGTAGCTTGGTCTCATATTCCCCGTATCAACGATCCAAAAGGCGGAGCAATTACAGTTGCTCGCCGCATTCAGCAAGAAAAGACATCAAATTTTGCAGATGCAGACGCAAAGAGGCTTTATGGTCAGAAAACCTATCCCTTTAAAAACGAAAAGATTGTTTATGAAACTATTACGATGCCGATGCCCACATATGTGGTGGCCACCTATAAATTGACAATCAATACCGAATATCAACAACAAATGAATGAAGTTATAACTCCCTTTATGGCTTACACAGGTCAAATCAACAACTTTTTTATCACCAGAGATGGCCATCGCTTTGAAGGCTTCATCCAAAATGACTTCGCCCTAGAAAATAATATTTCCGATTTAAATGAGGAAGAGAGAAATTTCAAATCCGTAGTAAGCTTAAAAATTCTTGGCTATCTTATGGGGATGGATAAAAATGATAATCAACCTAAGGTGACTATTCGTGAATCGGCCGCAGAATTGCGCATTACTCGTGAAAGGGTGATCTTTAAAGATAAAAAGGACTACTAGGCATGACAGATAACAAATGGGAAAAGCCGAGCAGCCCGCCCCCGCCTCTCTTTCTGGGTGAAAAAGAGCGAAATCTTGTCAAGCAAGTAAATGATGAGTTGCTGGAGCGGGTGATAGGCCAACAAATCACTTATTTACCAATCTCCATGGATTACACCAATTTCCACCCATTATACGGCGAAGCTATAGAGAAAAGCTTTCTGCCGCCTGTCAGGGTGTATGTCCTAGTGGAGTTCGACGGCATAAAAACAACCACTGAAAATTATGGACTTGACAAGGAGAAGTCGATAGCCGTGAGATTCCACAATCGCCGCCTCCACGAAGATCAAGATTTGATGTTAAGAGAGGGGGATTATGTCCAATATGGAGACTCCTTTTATGAGATTGTATCACTCACGGAAGATCGCCAATTGTTTGGACAAGTGGACCATCTTTTCCAGATCTCGGCAAAATGTATAAGAACCCGAAGAGGAATAATGAATATGTCGGTCCTTTCTGAAGAAGTGAAAACGGCACTATCAGATGTCGCCGCGCAGGATACCACTTCTGGACCATATCACACACATTCAGTTGTGAGGATTACATATTGCTATGATGCTGTCGGTGATATCCCTGCCGATACAGCCTTAAACTCTTATTTGGGATATACGGGGGAAGTATTGCTTGCAAACAGTGCGGTATATTTAAATGGTGTCCGTCAAGAGTTTACTGGGCCTGAAGGCATCGCAACCGATGCAGAGTATTATGTCAATGAGGGGCTACTCTACAGTTCATACAAGATTAATAGTGGGGAAAGGATTTTATTGGAGGTCTTGACAGTAGTATGAGCATTTTTAGAGAACATAAAACAACAGCTGATCGCTCTGCAGCAGACAGGAAGCGCCACAAACAGAAGATAGACAAGGCTCTGAAGGAAGGAATAAAAGATGTCATCGCTGACGAATCAATAATCGGTCAAGATGGGAAAAAGAAAGTGAAAATTCCTGTCAAGGGCATAAAAGAATATCAATTAGTCTATGGGGAAAACGAGGAAAACAAGAAAACAGGTGCAGCCGGCGATAAGAAGATCAAGAGAGGGCAAATACTGCGAAAAGGCGGCCAAAAGAAGGGGAAGGCACCCGGCAAGAAGGGGTCAAAGGACAAGGGTGACGAATATTATGAAGTTGAAGTCACACTTGACGAGTTGGCAGAATATCTCTTTCAAGATTTGGAACTTCCAGACTTGGAAAAGAAAAAATTCAGGTTCATAAAGGACCATAAGCCAAAAAGAAGTGGCTTCAGAAAGAAGGGTATGCGATCAAGACTCTCAAAAAAGGAAACCATAAAGCGAAAAATCCGCAGGAAGAAGATGGCAGTCTCTGCGGGTACTTTCGACCCCGATTCGGGTGAAAGATTCCCTTTTCATGAGGACGATTTAAAATACAAGCACACTAAAATGAAGCCCCGCCAGAATAACTCTGCTGTGATTTTCTTTTTAATGGATGTCTCCGGCTCTATGGGGAAAGACAAAAAATATATGGCAAGAAGCTTTTATTTCCTGTTATATCAGTTCTTGAGATACAAGTATGACAACATAAATGTTGTTTTTATATCACATTGCACGGAAGCAAAGGAAGTGAGCGAGGACGATTTCTTTAAAAGGGGTTCTATGGGGGGCACAGTTATGTCCACCGCACTCCAGATGACAAAGGACATTATTTCCAAGAGATATCACCCTTCCAGTTGGAATATTTACACTTTCTATTCCGGCGACGGAGAAAATTGGTCTTTTGACGACGAGAAAACCGTTCGGCTCTTTGATGAAATAAAGGATTTAAGCCAAATGGTATGTTATGCAGAAATAGACCCAAGGTCACATCCAGAATCAGATCTGTCTTTTTTGAGTAAATCTTTTAAGTACAGTCAGAGCGAGACTACCAATTTATGGCAAAAATTAACCAAAATTACCGACGGCAGCTTTAAGAGGGTTAAAATTTCAAAGCCCTCTCATATCTGGATGTCTTTCAAGCACATTTTTGGAGGAAAGGACTGATGAAAGATTGGAGCATCAAGGAATTACAAGAGTGGGATGATAGAATATGCAAAATAGCCAAAGAAAAATATGACTTAGACTGGTTCCCTATCGAATATGAGATTTTGAATTATCATGAAATGATTGGAGCCATGGCATACACTGGACTACCAACCCACTATAGGCACTGGTCCTTTGGTAAATCTTTTGAAAGAACAATAACTCGATATAATTTGGGAATGGAAGGTTTGCCATATGAGATGATCATTAATTCCAATCCTTCGATAGCATATCTGATGCTTGAAAACCCCATGAGTACACATTTACTTACTATGTCCCATTGTGTAGGACATTCAGATTTCTTCAAGAATAATAGAATGTTCAAAAACACAGATCCAAATAACATCATTTCTCGATTTAAATCAGCCGCCAAGAGGGTGCAAGAATATATTGAGAATCCAAATATCGGTATCGAAAAGGTGGAGGGTATGCTAGATGCATGTCACGCTATACAATATCAGATACCTCGCACCCCTGGCATTCGAAGAATAAGCCAGGAAGAGGCCAAGAAAGATTTATTTTTAAAAACAAAAGGGCAGCTCAATTTAGATGTGGGTTTGGTGAAGAAGGATTATAATCTGCTCGCCTTCATAAAAGATAATGCCCGAGATTTAGAGGATTGGCAAAGAGATTTGATGGAAATGGTAGAGCGCCGTTCGAAATATTTTGTCCCACAAGGTCAGACAAAGATTATGAATGAAGGGTGGGCAGTCATGATACATGAAAAAATTATGTATGATCTTGAACTTCCTGATAAATATCATCTAGCTTTCCTCAAAACTCATAATCAGGTTGTCCGTCCTATCGTCGGCCGAGTCAATCCATATCACTTGGGATACACCATATTTAAGAATATCGAGAAAAAGTGGGGATTTGATGAGTGTCTTCTTGTGAGAGAGACACATGACGATGAATCGTTTCTTCGAAAATATTTGGATGAAGAAATTTGTCAAGAATTAAACCTGTTCAATTATTCTTACGAGAAAATGTCAGGAAATTACTCAATAAAAGAAATTTCTGACAAAGAAGGGTGGAAAAGCGTCC